CTCAGGATTCAAAGCACTAGTAATAGAACTAGGCGACACATTCAGCATCGCTCCAGCATCAAACATTGGTGACGTTGCACCACCCTGAATACCAAGAATCTTCAACAATAGTTTTAACTGTTCTTCATTCATCAGTATTGCACCCCATACTTAAGAGCAAGTTCAAGAATCTGGTCCTGAATATCTTGTCGTTCCTTAGCCCGTTGAGCCGCAAGACGAGACTCCAAAGCGGCACGATTCAAACTAGCCTGAGAAATACCAGCCAACTGATTAGCAGGCACAGCACCAGCCAAAGCCTGACGCACAGCCTCATTAGCCTGAGTAAGCCCAGTAGCATACTGCTGAGCATTACCAGCAATATTCCCCATAATAGCGTTACTGAGTGCCTGCTGAGCCGAAACATCGGCACCGCTGGCACCAATAGCATTCAAATAATCAGACATCGCCACAGACCCCACAGGAGCCATCTGTGTTACAGTTCTAGCAACAGTAGGCGTGGACAAAGAACCAGTCAGTTCGGCACCAGCGGCACGAATACGGTCCTCAGCCTGCTTATAAATATCAGCCAACCTTGCCTGCAAAGCATCAGTTTCAGATGGTGCCGTCAAACGTCCCTGAAGAGTTTGGATAGCACGCATAGCCGCTTGCTGTTGCGAAGTCAAACCACCACCACTAGGCTTACTCCCAAGGTTTCCTATGGCATCAAGAGCATCAAGAATCTTATTAGCCTCCTGCTCAGCACTTAAACCCATCTGCGGGAGACCAGCAACATTCAATGCCCTTCTAGTCTCAATATCCATGCCACCCCCAGTAGCACCAGAAGTAGCACCACTAGGAGATGCAGGGCGACTGTCATAGACAGGAGCAGGAGGAGCCTTGTATGACGGTGCCATAGGACTGACATACACCCCAGTAGCAGGCTTATTCGGAGTAAACAATCTGCCAGCAGGTTTCTGATAGAAACGTGATGTTCTAGAAATACCACCACTAGGTTTGGTATTATACGGGTCGTACCAATCGTCTGCCATAATATCCCCTTATCCTAAGAATCCAGTAAAATCTGCTAGTTGAGCCGCATCAGCAATAATCTGCTGTTGCTTCTGTAAAGCCAAAGCATCTAAAGCGTTCTGCAACTCAATATCAGCCTGCTGTTGACCCAAATCAATATTAGCCAACTCACTCTGTTGACGAGCATAAATGTCGCCAACCGCCCTCTGTTGGGCGGTCGCATAATCTTTCATCGCACGCTGGAACAAACCCGAACGACCCAAACCACGACGACTAAACGTAGACACTCTAGGTTCCAAACCCTGATAATACTGACGGTTCACATCACGCAAAGAAGTAGACGTAGACAAACCTAAATCCGACGCACGTTGCTGAGCCTGAAGTGCCTTCAACGCACGAGTACGCTGAGCATTTGCCTTCTGAATCTCATAACTTGTATCATAAAAATCTGTAGCCATCACCAATAATCCTATCGCTCAGTAACCTTAGGCAAAATCAGATAGTATCCATCATGCTGAACATTAGTAGAATCCGACCCCGATTTCTTAGAAAAATGAACAGTCACAGTATCCTCCGTTAAAGCATCAATATGCCAAGCACCAAGATCATGGTCCACCGTATGATACGGCTGAATAAACACCGCCTCAGGAATAAAACCACAGTTATGGGTAATAACCAAATCCCCATTACCATCCGTAGTCCCGCTAAAGAACCCCCAGAACCCAATGTGTCCACGCAAATACTCGGTCAACGACTGAAAGCCGTTGACCGTTGACCTAGCATCAGGACCAGCAAAATGAGGCAACATAGGTGTAGTCCAAGTTCTCCTAGGCATCAGGCTTGCACCTTCCTAGGATTAAACTTGTATGTCAAACTATAAACAGCCCAACCATCCGAACCATTACCAACCAACTTCAGTTGAACAGAACGTGCAACACCCAACGAATCAGCCTTAGAATGCGTAGCACCCCAATCGGGGTCCAACCATGTTTGCCATGATTGAGACTCAGTATCAAAAGGAGACTGAGAAACAGAAAAAGTTTTTACATCAACATTACGCCAATCGTGATACACCTGAACATCAATACTGGTACCATTAGTTTCTTGACGCAAAACAAACTCGGGTCTACGCCAAAACTTTTTAGCAGAAACATTACCTGCATCCTGCCAACCCGTCACATAATAAGAATCAAAACTAGCGGCAGTACCAGTAATATTATCCGAAGAACCATTCTCCCGCTTATCAATACTAAGAACATAAGGTTGATAAGGATGAATAGCAATATGATAAACATTACCACTATTGTCAGTAAAATCAATAGGAGTAATCAAACCAAAATCATCGGCAGTCTTATAAGCAGTCCAAGCACCACGCCCAACCTCAGGGTCATAAACAAAACTGGTTGTTGCACGAACAGCCTGAGTTTGACCATCAAACTTTCTGCTAGAGTTATCATATGACAAAGTTGAATCATCATATGTGGCAGCATCAACAGTATCATCGCCGCTAGGCAGACTTAGATACACACGACGATTAGCCCAACCCACAGTAATCGCATTACTAGCAGTCTCATTGATTTCCGAACCAATACCCAACGGTCTAAGATTACGGAAAACATCAGTAAAACCACGACCATCATAAAAAAACATTCCATCAGGATTAGAGAAAAAATATACTCCCCTGTCAGCAACAGCAACAGCATTAGGGCTAATAGCACCAATCCTACTTGTCAGTTCAACCAACTGAAAAGTATCCTCACTGTAACCATAAATAGCCCACACAGAACGATTCTTGAAAACTAGCAGATGACCGCCAAACGGAACAATAGCAGTAATCTTAGACCCACCGCCAGCAACATCAATATAATCATCCTGCCGCCAAGACTCAGCAAACAAAGGGTGCGAAAAACGCACACGATTCGGATAAGTGCTAGCCCCCTCCGTTGTCCCCGCAACCCACAATCTATCAGCGTGTGTAGCGATATGCTCCGACTTCGGAGCATGAGTACCAGTAGGTGCCGTCAAATCATTCTGCCACTCAGTAACACCAGCCACACCACCACTAGCAGTCAAATCAGTAGCAGTAGTACCATTCCATCTGGTTACCTGATAGCCAGCACCCCTAGCAATATACAAAAAAGAATCATCTTCACGGTCCCAAGAAGCAAAACTAGCACCAAACTCGTTATTCGTCGTCTTAGACAAACTAGTAAAGTTTCCGCCAGTAGAATGATATACGCCATCATTAGTGGCTAGCATAATCCAACTACCAGCAGAACTATTCCATTTAGATAATCTATCAGGATAAAAAGTACCAGCAGAAAAACCGCCTGCGGCACTAGTGTTGATTCTAGAAAAACCCCATCTAGAAGAAACACCACCCTTAGGATTCAAGTCAACATTCAGCAAATCTCCACTCTGATTCTTTTCCAACTGAAAAGAATTAGAGTCCAGATTTAAACCTCCAGTAAAATCGTCAACCCTGATAGAACGCAACATTACCAGCCGTACCCCGCCTTACCCTTATAGGCACGAAAATATTTGTTGCCTGCAAATACCACAGGAGAAGAACTAGGTGGGCGTATCAAATCACGCCGAGCAAGAGTAACAGTATCAGCATACATACGCTCATAAGTAGCGGCAGTATTCAACTCCTCTTGAGCCTGATAAATACGACTGATGGCATAATAAACCAAAGCCATATCAAACGAGGCGACACCATCGGGTTCCGTATCATCCGTCACCCAATCAGTAGGATAACGATAAGCGCGGACAGAAAGGGTGACAGCAGAATCTGGGGTCGGGAACAAAAACATTTTGCCACCCCAAAAAGAATAGAACACTGGTTCACCCGTAGCAACAGGGTCATCCAACAAAACGTCCTCAGCATCATCATAAGAAATATATGTTAGACGTTCACCATCATCATCTAACACTGCGACAACTTCACGAATCTCATCCGTAGTAAAATCATCAACAGTGTAATCATCTTGTCCAGCCACAGTAGTCAAAGTGAAAGAACACTCTAGGAACGACCAGCGTCGTTCCAAATCAATAATCCGATTATAGCCATCACGAATATAAATATCTAGCACCGTATTAGAAACATCAGCAGAATCCATCTCGGTGATTTCACGGACAGCATTAACAATATCCGTTTTAGTCATCCTAGCCTGAGGCATCAGTCACCATCCTTAGAATCTGTTTCTAATAGAAACTGTTTCTCAGCCGAGTTCTTAGCACGCAAATGTCCCATACACAACTCGGTGCCCTTAGCACGCATCCCCTCACAAGTATCATCATTAGCAGAACACTTGTTGCCACGCCCAACATAAGGTGCGCTAGGGGAAGCCAAACGAGCCGTGTTTGTCCCCGCCAACCTAGAATGATTGGCAGGCGTTCCATACATAGCGTGAGCAGGGATACTTTTCGTCATACAATAGCGTTATCGTTCAAACATTAACCCAGACAAAAGCATACCCCCCACGCCGTAAGGCGTGGAGGGTATGCGCCATTAGCCGTAGGCTAAGATTGCTTATAAATCAGGCAGTCTTAGCGGTCAACTTACCCTGACGGGCACGGTTACGGCAAGTCAAGTTACCGTAGGACATAATCAGAGCGTAACGGGCATCCAAGTTTTCGGGACGCACGAAATCGGTCTGAGCAAACCACTTGCCCGAGTGACCAACGAGGGTCAG